TGAACCGCCAGATGTAACTGTGCCACCATCTGCAAAGAAACGTATATAACCAGCTCCAACCTCAAGGATGTAAGCCTGTTCGTCACTGAACTCAAACGGTATAAGTCTGACCTTGCCACCACTCTTAGACGAACCAGCGTAATATGTGCCGGGTCTGCGAGTAACTCCGCCCTGTGGAAAGGCCAACATGTTTGTCAGCTCTTGTGCGCCACTAGCATATTTCTGTAAATCAATACGCCCTTCTAATCTAGGCGAGAACTCACCTGACTGAAAGTTGGTAACAATGGTTGATACGCGAGCCATATTAGAACCTTATGTTAATGAAGTCGTCCGCAACAATCTGTTCTGGCACACCTTCCATAGCATCAATAGAGCGAGCCTCTCTCATACGTTCCGCGTACAATGCTTGCATTGTTGACGTAACGCTTGTGCTGCCTGTGATAGCATAAGATGTTTCAGCCGCTAACCGGTAAGCTATAACGCTTCTCAACAAAGAGTCATATTGCTCAGTGTCAGTCACTATAGCCAAGTATGTAATCTTGCAAGTCGCTTGGTTTGTTAGAATCTTGCGGCCTTCAATCTTAAACATGGCCGGTGAGTCATAGGCGGCAAGCTCATTGTTAACGTCATCGTTCCAGAAGGATATAACTCGCTCACAATAAGGGTCAGTAGGTAACGTGTACTGATAAAGAAACCCAAAAGCAGGAGCTTCTGAGTCCTGCGGTATTGCCGCCCGCCTAATGCAAGTGTTCCACGGGTGCGAGCGAATAACAGAGTTACGCGCTGACTCAAATCGCCTGTTACACAAACGGCCTTCCTTTGAGTTTTCTGTTAGTGATGTGATGGTGGCCGCTCCCAGCAAGTCCATCGCTTCGTTACAGATGTCTACTACTGATGCCATATCATCCCACCAAATCCGCTACTTCAATTAAAACACCATGGCTAAGATTGTTATCACCGCCACAAACTACTTGATTGTTGTCTGCCGCCTTGTTAGCCAACCTCTCCAGCTTTGAGGTAGGTAACATTATGGCAGTTTCCCCATCAAGTATAAAGCACCAAAAGTCTGCCTCTGTTGTGCTTATGCCTGACGGTTTGTCTCTACAAAAAAACTCCACAAACACTTTGCCAGTCTGTGAAGCTCTAAAATCTCTTTTTACCTCAATGGTTTTAGACTCAAGCAAACCAGCTAACATCTTCTCATGTAGCTGGCCAACCTTTAAATCATAACGGAAGTCGCTGTTGTACTCCACTCATCACCTTTAGAGGAAAGAGAGGGCGGTTTCCCGCCCCCTCAGTTGTTTAGTCTGGAGATTCGTCACAGTCGATTTGTACGACTTTGGCTTCTTCCATACGCACCGCACCCAGTGACATGCAGTAGTAGACTTGAGTCGCGTAACTCTTGTCTGCTCGCTCATCAATACGCGCAGAGATGTCTTTACCAAGACCAAGTGTGATACCGTCTTCTGCCCATGCAAAGCAGTTACGGATGTCATCAGTCTCAGAACCATCGCTGGTTGTCAGGCGGTTTGTCATGATGAACTTGAATCCCATGAAGGTATCCAGCTCGCCCTGTACAAGCGCTTTGACGCTGTTGAAATCACTTGATGTTACAGTTGTGTCAGCAAGCAAGGATTGAATCTGGCTTGGTCCGACAGCAATGTAGCGAGTGATTGATGGGTCAACATCACCTGAGTCCAAGGTAAACTTGGCTTCGCGTAGCTTTGCGAGTGTCAGGTTAGTGTTACCATTAGCAATGGTGTTGGTTAGGGCTTGTGTGCCTGAGCCAGTTTCACCAGTCGCAGCAGTACCAAGTGCCGCAGCAATGATAACGTCATCCATCGCACGACCCATAGCAGCAGCAGCCGCCTGAGCGTAGGATGATGTTGGGTCGATAAGCATGCGGATTTTGTCTTGGTCATCAATCAAGTCAGCATACTCATAGTCTGCTAGTGTTAGACGTCTCCGTGAATGTGGAGTGTCAATTTGTGGTGTGTCTGCATGGCGAGTTGTACGAACTTGCGCTGTTGCTACACCAATTTGGTCGATAAATGCGTTCTTTCCAACAACATTCTCAATGCGAACCGCATCACGCATCCGGCTACCCATCTGCTGTGATAGCATCTGCACATTAGCAGAATACTGTTGGACAAACGCGGTGGTTACTTCAGTAGACATGATAAACTCCTTAATCTACTAGGTTGCGTTGTCATATTGCGATGCGCTACCCTTGCGGACGCTTCTGGGCTTTTTAGCCTCCCTCTGGCTATCGTCTTTCCGATTGTCAACAGGACGGCTTTCACCGCTACCCTGCATGACCCACTCGTAGTAATTGTCTGCGAGTGATGCCGGGTTCAATACGTCTCGCATTGAGCCAAACTCAATAGCAATCCGTAAACAGTCGAGGCGGACTTGGATTCTATCAAACTCATCCATCTACCATGCCCCATAATTCTTGCATCCGCTGAATCGCCTGCTGGCGACCAACAACATTTTTTCTGTCCCAATACGCGTGAGATTTGTCATTCATAATGGCATCAATCTCATTTTTCGCGGCTTGCTTATTCATCGTGCGAGCCATAGGCGCATCAGCTACAGTGTCTTCGCTAGTCATATTATGCCGGAAATCAGCCATCTTAGCAAATGCTTTGATAAAATCTGGATGATTGCCAACCTTAGTGCCGTCAGCTAAACGAATCTCAAGCATGTCTGTAGATGCAAATGATTCAACAGCTTCCTTAGCCATGGCCAGTTTATTGCCGTAATCATCGCCCCACTCTTTCTTCAAAGAAAGCTCAGTATCCTGCATAATTTTTGCGTCATTAGCTGCCATAGTTTCTTCACTTTGGCCTGCAAGTGACTGATAATATTCAAGAATACCAGATGCCTGTTGTGGGCTAAGGCGCAGCTTGTGGGCTACGTTAGCGTAATCCTTAGCCACTTCCTCCGTCACGATGTTGCCATCCACAGGGATTTCGTACCCCTCCGCTGTTTCTGGACGACCAAGACGACCATAGATGCGGTCAAGGTCTTCATCGGTAGGATTAACTGGCATAGGAATCTTGTCTGCGCCAATTAGTTTCTGTGCGTTAACGTAAGACCGTGCTAGGTTTTCTACGTCCTTGATAGGTGATAGGCTTGGGTGGTCACGCAATTCTTCTGGAATCGTGTTTAGAAAATCGTTACCAGACCCACCTTGCGCTACTTCTGCTGGTGTTTCCAGCATAGTACCGCCTGCCTCCGGCTGGGCTACCTGTTCGACATTTTCTTCTGACATAATTACTCCTCTGTCATCATGTTGTGAATATGAAGGATAACTGCTCGTTTACCTTCCTCAAAAGCTGTAGCGTTGGCATCGCCTGCTACATAGCTTGAAGCCCTCCAATTACATCGAGCCTCAAGGTCTTTTAAAATCTTTGCACCAATCTCAGTGCTAAAGACGTCTTTGTACATGTGCTTTAACTGCTCTACTTCTTTCACTGTTCGTTGCCTCCAACCATTCTAACAGCCTGTGCTGCCTGTGCAGCAGTGTAAACATCTTCCTGTTCTTGCTGTCGCTGGGCTTGCTGTTGCTCTGCCGCAGCACGTTGCTCACGCATTTCAGCAATTTCTCTGGAGCTACGCAAGGTTGTCTTAGGAACGCCAAGAGCATCAGTTATGTGGCGGACAAGCCCATCAGGGTCAATGTGGTCGCCAACCGGCAACGACTCAGCCAACGGCATAAGCATCTCAAGCGCTCGCATAGTGTTGTTAACGCTAGATGACTTTTGTGCCTTGGCTAGTGGTGACACATATTCAATATCCACATCACGCCCCTGTAAAATTTCTGGCGGTGGCGCAAGCATGTTAGCCCGCAACATAAGAGCAAAGATGCGGTCAATCAATGGCCGTAACATCTCACTCATAAGCCTGCCCAGCACAGGTCCAATAACCCTCATGCGCTCTTCTTGCCTTTGCATGACTTCTGTGGCCGTCATAGTTGACTGACCAGAGAATAAAATTTGGTCTACATAAAACGCAGAACGAATAGCTGTTCGTCTTTGCTCTTCCATGTTCAGACCAATAGGAATGTTAGCGCCAGTCTGCAATGGTGTTATGGTGTCGCGTGAGCCAGAACGGAAGAAGTTTAGCCCGCCCGGATTCGTTCTAATCGGCAGAAGAAACCCGTCATCAGGAACTAACAACGGTGGGTCAATCTGTTTTTGAGCCGCAGAGATTATGGTTTTTGACATTAAATTCAACATCTTAACGTCAGGCAATGCAGTCATTGCCGGGCTTCTGCCCATTACTTCACCGGTAGCTTTGAGGAAGCGTGGCACAACATACGGCAGCTCTTCAAAGCCGCTTTCTGAAATGATGTTTTTGTCTTCCATGCCAATGTATGCGGACATGAAAGGCATGTTCTTTTTGTCACCTTTGGTAACGTCTCGCTCTGTTCGTGGAACAACTGCGTGTAGGATTGAAATGTCGTCATCGGGTTTTTTCTCAAAAGTTCTGCGTATAAAATCCCCAACATTATCTAACCCAAATCGTTCTACTGCTTGAGCAGCAGTCATCTTGTATTCACGGAACACGGTGTTAACCATGCCGTATTGGTCTTCTTGCACATAAAACTCAGAGATATGCCGTGTGCTAAATCGCAGCCCACCCTTGTCCATCTCGCAGAACATGCAAGCAGTGCCAAAGACAACAAGGTCAACATAGGCTTCGTGAACTTCTGTCTCAAAGTTAGACTGGTTAAGCGCTCGCATCATACGCATGCTGGTGTCTTGCAGCCATTCACGCACATCATCGTCACGGTTAATGTCTTCATCTTTTAGGTCTAAGTGAAACCAAGGAGCGCTTCCGCTTGTCAGCATCCCGTGAAGGAAAGCCGCCATGAGGTCAACAGACTGTAACGCTGTGCCATCGTAAATTAACTCCATACGCTTTTCACCGCGTGACCGCTTCTTAACGATGTCAGCCTTTCGAGGCAACATGTAGTCGGCCAGCTCTTGATAATGGGTGTCCCAGTTATCTCTGCGGGATTTTGTGTGTTCGTAGCGCTTTACGATGTCATCAGGTTTCATAGCTTAACTCATCAATGTTGGTTTGCTTGTGGTAACGTCTGTTGCCTTTTCGCCAAGAGCGCCCGCAACAATGGTAGAGCCAGCACCTTTTCTGCGCTTACGCTTTTCCATCTCAGCTTCTTCCGCCATAACAGCAGCTTTGCCTAAGTCTGGTTCTGGTGGCAGCTCTGGTGGCGGGGGTGGCGGTGGAGTTTTAGGCGTTAAAAAACCCATTACAAGTCTCCTGTAACTACATCTGGTGTTGGGAATAAATCAATGTCAACAACCTCTTTAGGCTGTTCTGTAAAGCCAGCAGTAGGCAGCTTGTCTGGCTTTGGAGGTTCTGTTATGTAAATAATCTCCTCACCGTTATTTAGTAAGTTTTTTTGTTGAATTATTTCAGCAAAACTTTTGCACTCTTTGCTTCTGCTTGTTATGTCGGCATACAAATCAGCCTTGTCTTTTGCTGAATAATTAGGCGTTGCTTTGTAAGTTTCTTCAACATTTAATTTCCCAGTAAATGTTGCTTGATGTGAGATGCTTCTTTGCATAGCACCCATACTTATCTTACCATCTGCTCGCGCAATGTCTAATGAGTTCATAGCCTGCACCTCAAACTCTTTTGTCATGTTCGGTCTTTTCTTTCTTGCTTCGGACAGGTAGCTAAAACATTTGGTTGTATTTGGCTGATTACCATAGTTGTATATTGTGCTGAGCAAAGCTACTGACTCACCTGTTTTCAAAACATTAAAATCAATACCATTACTCTCCATCCGGGCCGCCTCAGCTAAAACATGCTGCTCCGCAAGCTCGCGCTTGCGTTCAGAGCTTACAGTTTCATCAAACTGCTCCTGTGTCATTTTACTGAGTGATTTGTCATACACCTTTGCAATCCCAACCTTCATGTGAAATTCGCTTTTAGTGCCGCCAATGGGGTCTTTGTCTTTTATTTCACCGGCTTGAGATTCGTAAACATGAATATGTTTCATTACGGTGTTAAATACTTCGTCACTTATTGCCATATAACTAACCCTACTTGTAAAGGACTCCGCCACCTTCAACGATTGTGCCGCCACCAAAACGACGCACACGACGACGGTATTGAGAAGTAGTTTCGCCCGGAAGCATTGCCATCGTTGACTCTGGCGCTGCCTCTTCTGCTTCAGCTTGTGCAACAAGAGTCTGCTCCTGTCCACCACCGCCCTTTGGCTCATCTATTTTTTCACCTGACGGGCTATAGCCAGTCTTGCCAGTAAATGTTTTAGTCTTTTGCCCAAAAAGCTCGCCTTCTTTTACGACACCAGCAACGTCACCAACGTAACCGAACCTAGAAGGACCTGTGGGCTTTGTTGCTGAGTATTGACCTATGCTGCCAGCCAACCCTGTTTGTGCTGCTAGCTCTGGGCTAGACTTCATCCCCGGAGCTTCCGTATAAGCCTGACCTTGTGGCGCAAAAGATGTTCCCGGAACAGCTACCGCATATCCACCATCATCTAACCCCTTTTGCTGTTGGGAAAGACTGTAATTTCCAGCAAGTGATGCCATGCCCGGAATATTCCCAACCACACTCTTGCTCATGCTTTTTTGCTTTGCAGCTATTTGAGTCTTAGCCGCTTTTGTTGCGACTCTTTCGACTCCACCGCCACCACTTCCGCTGCCGCCACCCATGTTAGTCTCCTCTAAGGATATGCTTGCCAACTCGACCCGTCTCTGTTCTCAGCCCAAAACACCGGTCGTAACCCATATACACAAAATGCCGCTTCAATTCTCTGAAAGTAAATAATACATCTTCTCTGCCAGAAACGCAAATAAAGTCAATAACCCACGGGTTATGACCATCGCTGTAAAACGCACCGGCTGGGAACATGTTCATCAGCCTGTAGTGTTCTATGTCCTTTTTGTCAGGGAACGCCCAAGTAGCTAAAGTAACCGGCTTGTTGTCGCGCCACACAATCAAGAACTGTTCTAGCCGCAATGGAGGAACAAACAATCTCTCAAAATCCCTTTCATCCATATTGCGATGGTAAGGGCTTCTGGCCAGCAAACTGTGTACCGCCAGATTTATAACTACGGGGTTCTCTTCAAACCCCAAACACGTTGTAATCATTCATAGCTACCTGTTGTGGTGGTCGAATTACAGCCGCACGGTTCTCTAACCCAACAGCTAAATAACGGAAAGCATCAGCCGCGTGGCTGGTATAATCATGTCTTGGATTGTCACGGAAGGTTTGACGTTTTTCATCCCATTCCTGACGGTATTGCCTGAGTAAGTCTAACCCCTCAGCGCACATGTCTCTGTCAAAGTAACACTTGGGCAACATCATTCTAGCAGCATTAATACCATCTGCTATCTTCATTTTAGGGATTACTCTGAATCGGATGCCGAGCGTGTGAGCCGTTTCCAAGCGGCTTTTACCCGAACCAAACTCGCGGACTTCAATGTCGTGAGGAGCGAGGTGGTCGCCGTAATTATAATCTTTCTTTGTGAGTATATCTGCGTAATGGTTGAGACCAACGCCAGAACTTTCGTAGTAATCGATAACATTTATAGCACCTCCTCTGAAAATCTGGGCAAACCAAATAGCCGTGGAATCGTTAACGCCTAAGTCCCAAGCCGTATGAACAGGGTACATTGGGTCATACGGCACTCTGGTTATTCTACCATTATCCTCTGCGTCAGACAATAACTTGCCGTAGTAAGCGCCAATAATGGCGGCAGTAAATGAACATTCAAACTCTTGCTCAAACCTCTCTGGTGTCATCTGCACCTGAGCTGCCTTTAATTCCTCTGGCTTAACAATCCCCGTCTCACTAGCCTTGCAAATCTTGTAGTACCAATCGCCTGACCCTTCTTCAATCTGAGAGCGAGCAGTCTGTAACAAATCAAAGAAATGGTTATGCCCTGCCGGAGTACCCAAGAAGCATGCGCTTCCCTCCCTATCCGACAGGGCTGGCCTGACCACCTCATCCCACACCCTTGGATTCTGCATCCCGAACTCATCAAAGACACACTCATCCAAATAAATCCCCCGTAGGGCATCAGGATTCTCAGCAGACAACAGCATCAATCGTCCGCCATTAGGGAAGTCAGCCCGTAATTCTGTTTCATTAAACTTAACCCCCGGTATGACACCGGCATAAAACTTAACATAATCCCACGCAATCCTCTTAGCCTGAGCAAATGTAGGCGCAACGAAGGCAGTCCGTGGTCTGGGAAGTGGGCAAGTAAGAGTGGTTTTTATTAATTGATTAACTGCCCACACTGTCTTGCCAAAACGTCTGTGCATGACCAGCACGTTCCAACGCTTCAAACTCTTGTGCATGTCAGCCTGTAACTGTCTAGGCTTGTAGGGAATCTTAACGTCCATCAAATACTCCTAAAACATCTAGGGCATGCGCCCAGCTTCGTCTTTCAATAATCGGGTCATCAAAGAAAGCAGTGCGCTTTGTGTACTTCCTAAATTCTATTTCTGTAACAGGCAAGAACCAAACAGTGCGCTGCTCTGATGCAACGCAAGCCAAGATGTCATAGTCATCTTTTGTGGGCTGCCGCTTAGTACCCCCTATGCCTGTATGAAACATAACCCTTAATCGCTTCTTACCGTCACTGTCTTGCCGTGATGACTGACATGACTTAACTTGAATCCTTAAAATCTCGCTAGTCTTAGGATGCCAAGCCACCAAGTCAACAGCATCTTGCTGCGCCATCGCTACCCGCCAGCCCCGCGCCACAACACTGGCGGCAGCTATATACTCCCCAGCTAACCCAGACTCTGTTTGACTAAGAACCCTGTCAGCTATAAACGACATATTCTTTATTCCTCCCCTAGAGCCGGAATATTGGAATAATTAATAGGAACACTTACCGTCACGCTAGTCATACACTTACCGCAGCTCCAGAAAGACTCAAGGTATTCTTGCCCGTCTAAATCCTCAAACTCATCATCAGAACCCCAATACAACTTACCCCCACAGTTTGGACAATCCATTATTCCGTCTCCCACAAAATACGCACCGTGCCATCACTAACCTCGACCCCCGCCCTATTCTTAGACTCCCCGTACCTCTCCGGCATACTCACCTTAGCCTTCCACCGAACATGGTTGCCATAATCCCGTAAAATGTTCGGGTCATAATCCTTCTTCTTTTCCAGCGCGTTCATATACAGCTCATCAAGCTCATCTAAGGCTCTCTCAGCGCTCTCAGCTCGCGCAGTATAAATCCTACTCTCTAACTCCTTATCCCCGCCCATGCGCTTGTAAACGGCTGCACGGCTTATCCCAGTCCTCTTACAAGCCTCTACCAAGCTGTGACCGTCAGAGAGCAGCTTAACTACCCCGTCTAAATTAGCCTTTGTAATCTTACCCATGGTAACTCCTTAGTGTGTGTGGATGACAGGTATTTAACATACTATTCGGGCGCGCGTGCCTGCGCGGGTGCATGGGTGCGCGCACACCCCCCCGTGCCTGCGCGTGTGTGTGCGCTACATTACTGCATGTCATGTGCCTGCATCCATCATGCCTGCATACTTATATGTAATGCAATGTAATGCCGCGCGGGACTGTCTGCCTCTGAGTGTTTACTTGAATGTACAACAACCCATTTATCCATCCACTTAACCATACAGTAATCCATCCATCCAATAACAAACCGGCATCAATCAGCCAGCCATTGCATCTATAATAACCATTGTAACCTATACTGTCTATTACATACCGCGTTAAATAAAAATGAAATAATCACAAAATAAACACATTGTGCCTTATTTCTGCCCCAAGAGTAGCGCATACATAGCATTACAAACAGCGACGAAAGGGACACGCTATGACAACATTTAATGACATATACGCAGACGCGGAACAGCAACAAGGACATACATACCTAAACACCGTTGCAGGTATTTCGTTTTATGAACACGGGAAATATGGCGATGAAGCATCACTGTTATTCAAGCACAACGGCACGTTTTACTATTCTGGTTTTTATGACATGCCCAGCTTCCACGAAGCAGAGGACATGAAAAACACAATCAAACAGTACGCATAGAGAGGAACGAAACATGGAACGTTTTTATAAAGTAGCCGTATACGTCGACAGCTTAGACATGAACCCGACAATCACAACATATGATGCAGAATGGGAAGCATTAGACGCGGCACATGAAGCGATTGAACACATGACGCAATGGGAAGTAGACCACTCGCCTTACGCCATCACTGATGAAGAACGCGACCAGATAGCGGAACGCAATAGTAATCTAGTATGGATTACACCATGCCATAAAGAAGAAAGGAAAGCATAATGATTGATGGATTTAAATTACCAGACGACGCGGTTTGTCGGTCAAATTGTGGCGTTATAGCCGTGACCGTTGCCGCTGGATTGCCATATAAGACCGTGGAAAACAAGTTTAGGATGTTACCACGGATTGCGAAGAAGAAAGGCCGCTGGACTGGTGGCACGTCTGAAAAAGAACGTCTGGAAGTAATGGATGCTATGGGTTTGGAATATGAAGCGCTAGAAGTTATGGGTATGTCATTAAACAGGTTTTGCAATGACATAGCCCAGCGCAATGAACTGTATATGGTTACAACGACCCAACACGTTCAGCTTGTGTATAAAGATAACTATGGCGTCATATGGTACTTAGACCAGCAAGGATTGTTTGACCGTGACAGCCGCGCCCGTGCTTTTCGCAAGCGCATAAGTAATCGCGGGTATGGCAAACCATTGCGTATTATTGGCGGCATTATGGGAAGCAGTAAGACTGTACTTACAACCGACCTACTGCCACCGGTCGCTATTGAGATGGCCAAATACCGCACGCAATTAAATTTCAACTTTTAATCACCTTGCCCTATTGTAGCCACATTGTTGGTTACAATAGGCATTATAACACGCAACGAAAGGAAACATATCATGCGTAAAATTAGCAAAGAAGCCGCAAACAAGTTTGTACACTATAGCAATTTCGCCCAGGACAATACCAAGGTTGCACAAGCACCCAATGGTAACACCATCATGTACTTGCACGGCAACCGGATTGCATCATGCCACCCAACTAATGGTACTTGGTTAAGTCTAGCCGGCTGGAACACTACAACCACACGCGAGCGGTTAAATGGCATCATGGAAGTGATGGGATTAACGTACCGTTTTAGAAAGATTGCAGGCAAGGCATACATCACATGCAAAGAACGCAACGTTAAGATTGAAATAAACGAAGACAACACATATGCGCTGGACGAAATACAACAAGCCGCGTTCCGGCAGATTGCAGGCAACCTAGCAAACATTACGGAGGCATAGAGCCATGAACAGAACCATATCAAAAACCAATAAACATCTGCGCGATAGCTACAGAGTAAGCATGTATGTAGATTTTTATAAAGAAATGCGCGTTTGCGCTGGCTCACCGGAGGAAGCTAAGGAGCTGGCAGAGGCACGCGTTAGGTCAAGACAAACCAGCTTGTATTCAAGCGGTTACTCACTTGGCGATGTTGAAATTATAGCAGTAAGGGAGACAAACTAATGAAAAAAATGGAATATGTACTTGTTGAATTAACAAGACTTCACGACCTATGTTCAAAAAACGGATGGGAAGAAATCCGCAGAGCAATAGCAAAAGCCGAAGACGTAACCATTAAAGAACTACGGGAAGAGGAAGCAAACTAATGGCAGTTATAATCACAGCAAACGAAATCGACTTCACACAAAATAAAGTATTGCGGGATAGTTTTAGTTATGAAGCCCTACAATGGCTTTATCAGTACTACCAAGACTACAGCGACATGCGCGATAAGGATATAGAGTTTGACCCTGTAGCTATACGGGGCGACTGGTCAGAGTATGAGCCAGCAGAGGCATGGCGTGACTACCAAGAAGAAATGGACATGTACGACATCGAAAAAGACGACACCGAAGGCATGATAAACGCTTTAGAACGTCATCATCATGTAGTTGTACTTAAGCGTGGCACTATACTAATTCAAGCAAACTAAGGAGTTAACACAATGAAAAGAGTTAAGCTAAGAGCGCAATATTTTTGCGATGATTGCGACACCCACTGGTACACCGTATGGAACAAGCCAGCAAACAAGACGCACCTTGAAGAATTGCAAGATTGTTGCCCCGACTGCTCGACATGGGGAAGCACCGTTAGTTTTTACCCGCTAACAACACAGCGATTAGAGCCAGAAAACAGCAAAGCAAAATAAAGCCGTACACGGCAAGTAATACCCTGTCCGGTACAATCACACCAGACAGGGTTCTAACCGCCCTCAGTGACGCTTAAAACGCCATTAAGGGCTATTCTAACCAACAGGAGCATATAATATGATTAGCGATGAAGATAAAGCCAAGTTTGAAAAGGTCTATAACGACTACAAAAAGCATTATAAAATTGTAGATAATGCTATGCAAAAAGAGGCTAAAGAAAAGCAGGAGAGAATTGACCACTTGTCGGATGACCAGCGGCAGGCGGTGAGAGACATAGCGGGAGTGGCACAGGGGATGCTTAACGAATACCAAGCATTTAGTCATCCCACTATGGAGCAAGTCGTCAGCCTTGACGATAAGCTCACCATGCTTCGGCATGAATTTGTACTTTCAACCAACTTATAGGAGAATAAGTTATGACACCATTAGCGGCAGGATATGCCTTCTTATGG